ACTATTTTTCAAAAAATTGAATCCCCAACCAATATCAATCCCGGTTGGTTGGTTATTTTGATTTGGGTATGGTTTGTTGAACCAACCCATATAACCTCTTTGAATTGTGGTTATGAACAGTTCGGTAATTGGTTTGCCGTTGTTATCAATTAAACCCCCAATAGACGTATCTTTATCAAAAGTAAATGAAAATGTTTGAGTGTTATCTTTAATTGATACTCGTTGGGTTTGGTTTGGGGTTAATACATTATATTCTAACTTCCTTTTTATGGTAAATGGATTATTTTCAAACCCAGCTTTTGATATGTTACATTCGTTTGATGTTTTTAATACTTTATGTAGTCTAACATAATAAATTGATTTTGTTTCAGCAGAATTCGCTAGATTTGTGATTCGTTTTAAAGTCCCATAAGTTCCGGTTTGAATATCTGTTGGGCTGTATTTTAAGTCATAAATTGTAAATACATTTTCTTCGGATAAATAGCTACCGTCACCTAACCCAAAAACCGTAAACACATTTTGACCATCAATTGGTGTTGATAACTCAACATAGTCACCTTCTTTTAAATTGTGTTTTGTCCCACAATAAAAATAAATTAAGTTTTTACCATTAAAAACACCCGAATCAATTACATATGGTATACCATTACCACAAACAAAACCATTATTTGTTACGTTATATTTTTCATTTGTATATGACATTGTTTGTGCGGTCGTACTTGAAAAAGCATAAGTTACATAAAAGGACCAATTATAGGATGAGGCACTTTTATTTACAAAAGGAATATGACCAGTAATACCTTGGTCTCTACTTATTACGAATTCACTAAATTGTGGATAACCTTCCCAAGGTGTGTTTGGGTTTGATAATGTTGATGTTGCGTTTTGTATTGGGTTTGTGTAATACAAATCATTTTTAAATGGTGTGTATGTTGTTTTACCGGAAACTTGATTATTTACAACATTCACAATTTTTCCAGCCAATCTGAATTTATTACTACTCTGTCTTTCATTATCAAAAACTACTTGTTGGTCTACCAAAATTGTTCTATCACCCTCCACATATTCTCTCGTGTCAGAAAATAAAGGTGGTTGAACCCAAACCGGTTTGTTGTTATTTGAGGCAAACCTTTTATTACCTAAAACAATCCTTATTTCACTTTCATTATTCATCTTGATTCAATATGTATTTTGTAATGTATCTATTGATTGTACTTTTCCCTTTGTTCAATCCAAAATAAAAATGATACGGTGCACCAACAATGAAACTATTCTGTGTTCCACTTGGGAATTGTGGGTTATTTATACCATTAGATGAGTTAAATATATACCCTCTTCTACCACCATTAGTATCATTGAAATAAGGGGATATTGGTGAATTATCAAAACTTAAATCTTGGTATTTTTGACTATAAAACCCTCCGTTTGAAATATTTGTTGCCCAATCATTAGTATCCAGTCCAAATATGGTATTACCACCAGCTAAATTCCATTTGTAGAATGGGACCTCTTGTGTTTTAGGATAACCAAAAGTATAACTCAACGATGAATTAAATGTTAATACCCCCGGTGAAACTACTTTCCTATCTATTGTATTTGATGTAAAAAATACACCCATAACAATATCTGAGTTGTTTGAGATATAGAGATCGTTATCATCGTAAGTATCGTCATCAAACCCCTCAACACCATATTCAGAGTTAATACTAAAAAGTTGTGCCAAATCACCATCAATTCTTTGTTCACTTCTTGAGAACATTTTATTAATTGAAGCATCCCCTAACCCCAAGGCTTGTCCCCAAAAGTTTGAATTAATCATTCTGGAAATAAAGAATAAAGAAAGTAAGTCTGACGTATCTTTAAATGAGGTACTAAGAAGGGTATCTACATAATAACCTTCAAAATTTGGGTTTGTACAGATTTCTTTTGTAAATTCATCTTTCGGCCCCAAATCCATTACCGTTGTTGGAAAAAATATATTTCTTTCGTTCATACCTCCATAACCCGCCGGTTGTAGTGTTGGGTCTCCGAATGTGGCTCTTTTAGGTATTTGACCAATAAAATTTGTTCCGTCATAAGGTGTTGCTCTATAAAAAAAAGAATTTGTTGTTCCCTCAGTATAATAAATCGGTCCTTGTCCTGGTCTGTATGTACTATCATATGAACCACAAAATAAATACTTTTTTGGTTGTCCAACAATATCAAAAATGGTTTGTTTTTTGAACGCAAACATATACAGTGTACCATTTACCCAATTGTTTTGAAATACGTGAGAAAAAATACCCCTACAAGCACCAAAAACCAATCTAAATCTTGATTTCCACTCGGTAAGTAATTTAATATCTTTGATGATTGAAACAATGAGTGGGTCATCCACCAAATAATAACACCCACCTTTCATTCTCTTACCATCGGGGTTGGCATCACACGGACTTAAAACTGTAAAATTAGTACCAGAACCATCATAACAATCAAGAAGTGTCATGTTTTCACAGGTTAATGTAGCAAGAACAACATCACTAGTTTGACTTGGTGTGTCTCCCTGTGAATCTTGACTGTTACCATTACTATCAGTTGAGTTTGATATATTATTTGGGATGTTTAAATCATTAACACCTTGTATTGTGTAGTATGTAAAGTTGGAATTTAAATGTAACGAGAATGAGTTATTACCATCAATTTCAGTACTATCTGATGTCGGTAACCTATCGGATCTAAACACTAGTAACTGACTATTGTTAATTTGTATATTAGATGGTGATTGATTATGGTAGGCCGGTGAAAAAGTTCTAACAAAGTCTGAATTATTTAGTATTGATCCTTGTTGGGTGTTTGAAGCCATTAAAGAACCACCTTCAATATTACCTTGGGTTAGAATATTATTAGTTTGATCAAATGTAATTGTATTTGGTCCCGTATTTAATGTACCAACAAACGTTGTGTCGGACAAAACACCATCTGGTGAAGTAAACACACCTAAAGTAAAAGTATCCGTATTATATGCTTTAAAGGCGGATTGTGTTTTATCTGTTGAATTATAATAATGTGGACTATTATTTGTAAACGCACTAAACATTGTTTGGTTTACATTAAAACCGAATGGTTCATTATATAAATTACTTTGTAAGTTATTTGTTGTAATGTTATGTGTTTGTGGGGTTTTTTGGTCATTAAACCAGACACCAGAACCAGAGTTTGACCTTATCGGAATGTTTAAATAATACTCACCTTCAACAATCAACCCATTACCAAATGTCTTACCAAATAAAGGTGATAAGTCGTATTTTATTGTTTGTTTTTCAGTGTACGGATCAACACCTCTAGTTAGAAATATAATTTCATACGTTTGGTAGTTTGTGATTTGTTGGAGTGGGTATACGTCATAGGTACTAGTTGTAGGTAGACCAAAATCAAACTTTTGTTTTTTCTTAAACAAATACTTGTTAAGTAAACCACCAGATGGGGCTAAAAGTGTTTGATATTCTGAAACAGTACCACCAGTAATAACTTGAAAATACTCAATACCCGCGGTATACTTATATGTTGAGGTATCACCAGTTACCCTAATATATATATTTGATGTTTGAGGTAATCCATTAACATCTATCCATGTTACTTGTTTTGGTACTAGGTTCGTACTAGTTTGTGTTGTACCTGTCAATACATTTAAATTAGGATCTGTAATTGATGCTGGGTTTGTAAATGAAATTAAATCACCACTAGTGAACGCATTTAAAGTTCCGGGATCGGCAAATATTACTAATACACTATCCTCAAACGGTTGGGATGGTGTTGAATTATTTATAGTGGTCCTAATCCGATTTTCACCATCAAAATATCTTTGTCTTAAATTAGCTAAATTCATAGATTGTGTCAAAGTCACATCATAACCTAAACGTTTTTGTCCACCCACGGATGGAAACTCAGTGATTGGTGTTATAATGAATTGACCAGACGGATATCCGGCGAGTACTTGTCTTATACCCTCATATGTTGCTTGTGGGTCACTTGAATTCACAGGTGGTGAGTAGTTATATGAATCAATAGTATTAATGTCACCCAACAAAATATTATTTTCAGATTCTATAGTTGTACTTAACGATTCACTTGTTTGATTTGTGCTAGGTGGTATGGTTGTTTCTTCACAAGGACAGGCCTCACAATCAGGAAAGGACATCATAGGTAGTGCAATTCTTTTGAATGGATTTTCGTCGGGTAGTGGTTTAATTGTTTTTTTATTACAACCACCTTTAGGTTTATTACCACCACTAAGTGCTGATATCGCTTTACATATACCATAAATTACAACATTTATTAACCAAATCAAAAGATCAATTATTAATTTCAATAATGGCCATATAAAAGCCAATACGTGTGCAATGATTATAAGTTGATATAAAATTGGTGTCAAAAGAGTAATCAACATATTAAATAAGAAGAATAAGAAATCAAAGTTTCTTACACCGTCATTAACCGGAAACCTATTGTTTGTTGTTGTACATCTTCTATCGGTAATTTCTTTAATACCCAAGTGTCTACTTCTATTTGATCCCCATTTCCATCTATCAATAAAACTGGTGATGGTATAAACTTTATTAAAATTAAATTCATAAAACTTATCTTCACAATTAATCGCTTCTTGAATCATTTGTGAACCTAATGTTGTTGTTAAGTCACCATAATCCACCCAGTCCAAACTAAACGCATATGAATATTTTTGAGCATTTAGATCAGTTGGTGAGTTTTGATTTGATAGGCTCCATCCCCATTCTTTTATGTTTGGGATTAAATAATCCGCTCTAAGTATTTGATTATTAATTCCATTCTCATTTTGATATTGAATTCTAAACCTATATTTTCCTTTTGTTGGTATGCCAACACTTGGGTCATTTGAGAGTACTTGTTCACCGAATTCATTTGTAATGACATAATCTAAATTCATCGGTACTTCTGTCAACCACGTTCCGTTTTCGTCAATAACTTTACCATTATCTGGTAAAGAAAATTGTTCAAGTACTGGTCTACCGTCCGAATCGTAAGCTATCGTTTGTCTTATTGCTAATATTCTACCTTCAGACGACACTAAGTCACATAAGTTACCAGTGTCTTTTTTTGGTTTACAATTTGTTTTTAAAAAGTCCTCATCGGCATTTGAAAAAATGGAGCCCATAAATATGGCGTGAGGTTTTATCTCAATACCTAAATCTCTTAAATCAAAATCCACTCGTGTAATACCAACTTCACAAAGTTCTGTTTCACCCCAAAATGAAGTGACGCTAACTTCTTTTTTTTGATTCACAATTTGTGGTAGTGAATCTAAATCGGTTGACGATTTAAACCTATTTCCGTTGAACTGGCCGGACCCACCTCTACCTAAACTTATCAAATCTGAAGGTGAAAGTGAAAAACATCCGATGTTAGACAAATCAAGATCTAACATAACGACTTGTTGACCCAGAGGGACTCCTATAATCATAAAGTCACCACTCTCATTTGTTTTAACCGTGTATTTGTAGTATTTTTCATACACCTCTAAAACTTCCCTTCTGGTTAAAACATCTTCTCTATCGGGGAAAGTTCCTGTCGGTGTATGTCCTTGATATTCTTGTCTATATGGTAATAAATTGTATCTATAACCATCTTCGTTTTTTTGATCAACGGTTTTATATGGGTAAAGTGTTGATATTACTGGGTCGTTCTCGTCTTCAGTTGTTAATGGAACAAAAACAGACACATTTGCATTTGGTATACCATAACCCCCATTTGTTATAACCCTTCCGGCGATAACACCATAATCGGCACAAAATCTAGTATATACGTCATCTTGTCTTAACTTTAAGGAAAGAATTTCCAAAAAATCAAAGTCTTGATTAACATTAATTCGTATGTTTTTATCCTCACCGGGTGTTGTTCTTATTCTATAGGTTTTGGTCATTTGCCTTTTAAAAATAAATAGTTATTTTAGTCTTTTATTAAAAAAACTAAGTCACATAACCAGAAAATAAAGGATATTAAGAGAAGTCTACCGTTCTTAATTGTTTTACTCTGACATTGATGTCCCTACTATCAAATCTAACTTGGTATATTTGGTCTGGTTCGGCAAAAATTGTATCATCAATTAATTCAATTTCTCTTGTTTCTTTATCAATGTATCTTTGGGATGTTTGAGACGATGAATATTGACCGCCAACCCTATTATACACTTTAAGATCAGACAATGTAATTACACCTGCCGTGTTTTGAATTAATCTACGAACATCTGAAACATTTAAGTTTTGACCCAAATCCCGATTGGTTGGTCTCATATAGTTTGATATTTGGTCAATCACTTCGGTTATAATTTGACTTTGTGAGGTATTGTTCTCAATCACAATTGAAATTTCAAATTCCAAATCAATAACTTTTGCAACATCAATTGATATATAATCATTTACCATTCTATACTTTGATAGGTAGGTTGCCAGATTTTGTTTTAGGGTATTGGCCACATTTTGAGTTAAGTTACCATCAGAATCATATGATAGGATTTGAACGACAACTTTATTATTATTTTCAGTAATCGCAACTTTAGCCGGTGCCCCAAATTTTCCAGGCATCGTATCAATTAAAGATTTGTAATCATTAACGGTAACAGCTCGTTTTTGTGCCGCAAAATTAAATGATACCATATTTCTAACTTCCTCTGTTGTCGGTGGATTAGCACCACCCACCGCTGAGGTTACGTTGTTTACTTTAAGTGATCTGATAACATTTGAGTTCACCGTATCTGATGGTCCATTAACAACCATATTAACAGTACCAATTTGATTAATGGCACCAACACCTACGTTTGATGAGATTCCTCCACCAATTCTATATTGAATAAACAAGGTCGTATTTGGTGTAACAGTTAATCCCAATCCAATGTTGTTTTGGTAATTTTGAATATTTAAAGGCACACCCAATTGAGCAAAATTTTGAAGTTGTTGGTTTGGTGTTGTTGTTCCTCCACCAAATTGTATTTTCATATAACCTTCTGGAGTATATTCAGTTATAAATCTATTGTCGGTTTTTAAATACCTACCGACTTTTAATCCAGCCAAATCAATTGGTTTTGTTGGATCCTCAATAAATACGGTATCTTCGGCCAAAGCATCGACTTCGTACCATTTATTTTGTGAGGTAACAAATTCTGAATCTGGTGGCGTTGATTGGTATTGTGTACCGTCTTTTTGGATAATGGCGGTAACACCTAATACATTTTTTTCTGGTAAAAAGAAATTAAAAAATGGTACAACATCGTTTGAATATATAACCCTTTTAAATACTTTTGTAACGCCGTTAACCACCACTTCCCTTTTTGTTATGGTATAACCCACAATTTTGTTTGTATTATCAAAAATTGGAATTTTGGTTCTGTTAACAAATCCTTCATTATTATATTGTGTTGAAAAATCAACGTCATATACCGTTTCAAATGTCTGACCGCCACCATTGAATTGTGCTCCAGATCTTAATATTCCCAAGTATCTCGTATCTTCACTATCACCAAAAGCCGGAACCTGAATGGATATATCGGCTAGAGCAACAGATGGTCTAAACCCAGGTATTTTAAGTCCATAAGTTCTTGCGATGTTATAAATTGATGATCTTTGTTGGGCATATTGAAGAACGGTCTTCTGTATGCTTCTATCAATGTGGAAGTGTAGGTTGTCGCCAATTGCCGCGTTTAAGTCCATTAATACAGAAAAAATGGACGCGTCATTGAAGTTTTGAATAACTTCTGGGTAATATTGTTGGGCATAATTTATCAAATCTTGTCTCAGACTTTCAAAATCTCTACTCGTATAATTAATTTTGTTTGTAGCCATATTATATATTAATTATTATAAATTCTCTTGACCCAAAACCATTATTGTTATTTGTATAGTCAATTCTTAATTTTGCGGTGTACTCTTCAGTGTTTGCACCTGGTACTCTATATATATCACTTGTTCCCAATAAGTCAGTATTTAATTCACCGGGAGCTTCGTCTGATTGTAAATAGGGTGTGACAGATATGTTATTAATAATTAAATTTGGTATATATTTGTCAACTTGTTCTTGTATTTCAGCTTTAATACCTTCAAATGTCTCACCATCAAAAGGATCAAATATGAACTCATAAATTCTGGTTCCAAAATCCGGTAAATAATATCTACTACCCTTTCTTGTTAAAATTAAGTGTAATAGGTTTGATCTTATTTCTTCATCTGTTGTTTCTGACAATGAAAAATAATAACCGAGTGGATTGTTCCTAAAAGGAAAATTAACACCATATGTTGTTCCATCTGCCATATTAATATAAATATAATGTGGTAGAATTTTGTTTTAAACAAAAAATCACCGATTACTCAGTGATTTTTCTTGTAAGTTTGTGTTTCCTTTTTCGTGTCTTGGTTCGTAAGGGCAATTTAAACAACCTGAACCACAACAACTTCCTCTTTTTATATGATATTCTTCGGTCATTACCATTCTTCCCTGGTTATCGTAATAGAAATCAGTTGGTTGTAATTTTGGACCAAACTCCCTAACGTAAAGTTGTTGTACCCAATCTTTAGATGCCCCTACATTCATTTTAATTTTTTTTTCTTAAATTATAGAACGCTAACAATACTTGATAAGTTAATGTTACGTTATTTCCCCAAGTTACTTTCATAATTAAACAATTTCGCAACCAGACGCGCCACAGGCTATTTCACCACTCAAATCGGTGTTATCTTGTAATTCAATTACTTTAGTTAAATTAACACCTGTTAAAGTTTTAACCAATTTTTCATACTCTTCTTTTGAACAATCGGTAAAAGGTGCCTGGGTATAAGTACCCCCGTTATAAGGTAGGACAGATAAACCATTGTAATATTCTTTGTTATTCCACATCCAGTCACCAACTAAATCCCACTCATCTTCTTTAATTGAAACGGTCGCTGAAACGTTATGTGTGTTTTGTCCCGATCTATGTCCAGACTTAACCCACTCAGATGAAACCTTTTTAACTCTTTCTAACATTTGAAATACGGATTCGTGTCTAACAATTGACCCCTCTGGTGCTCTTTGTGGTATAGTAATTACTGCGGTATCATGTGGTCTAAAAAATTCATCCTCAATTAATTCGGGGTGATTAATTGCAAGATAAGAATAAATTGCTTCATTTTTTCCAACACGGATTCTTCTTAAATAATAGTCATTATGCCAAGCGTGAATTCCAGATGAGGTTCCCAAAACTAAAGATGAAGTACCGGATGGTTTAACGGTCGTTGTTCTTGCGGATTTATTAATACCAATAAGGTTTGCAACTCTTTCGTTCTCCTCTTTAACCGCTTTTGCTGCTTTTTTCATATCATAACCCAAAACAACACCAGAACCAATACCTGTCATACCAACACCAATAAGTGCGTCTTTTTCAGTTGTTCTTTTCCAAATATCTCTTAAATAGTGGAAGTCAGTGTAACCCGCTTGTAGTGTACCAATAAAAGAAGCCGCTCTAACTCTTTGTTCAAAATCTTCTTGTGATTCAATATCTGAAGCGTTTACCTCACATAAGTTACAGAATTGGAATGGTCTTAGTGCGATTTCACAACAAGGGTTTGTTCCCCAATCTTTATCGTTAGATAAATAAATTCCGGGTTCACCAGCACCAGATAACTCAATACGTTTCCATAAATTCATAAAAAACTCTTTAGTAATTTTATGACGAAGTAAAACCGCTGAGTTGTTTGCTCTACCTCTTTGTGGGTTTTGTTCCCACCAATTTCCCGACTTACAAGAAATCATTTCTTCATCATCAGCTGAAAATAATGAAATAAGTGCTGCTCGTCTAATACCACCAGCAAGTACCGCATCTGCAATATGACAAACAATGTCGTGTGTTTCAATAGGTGTTAATCTTTCACCATCTTTTTTGTTATCCAAAACTTTAGTAATGTGATGAATACAATCCTTTAACGGTTGAGGCCCTGGTGCTTTTCCACCTGATGTTACAAGCATAGCACCTTTTTGTCTGATGTCCGAAAAATCAAATATTGGAGTTGATGATTTATATCCCAAGTAAGATTCCATTAATACTTTAATTGCATCAGCCCAACCTTCAATTGAGTCACCAATTAAATAACGTCTAGTTCTTTCTGGGTTTGGTTTTTTTATTTCTGGTAATTTTTCAACGTGATGTTTTTGCACTGAGTAACCGACACCTGTACCACCTAAAAGTAAAAACATAGTTTCAGAAAAAGCATCAACGTGATCTATTGGCATATATGCACAATTGTAAACTCTGTTTGGTGAGATTTCAATTGGTTTACCACCAAATTGTAGTGATCTCATTGACGGTAATATTTTTTTATCATACACCATTTTATACACCTCTTCTATCTCATCTTTAATGTGGGGGTACTTTCTTTGGTGCATTTCTTTGTTACGTGTTACAAGTTCTTCCCATGTTTCTCTTCGGTTAAGTTCGGGTTGAAACTTAGCGTATTTCATAAAGACAGTGATGTCACTTAATATTTTTTGCGAAATATCCATTTTATTCAAGTTTATTAGTTTATTTTATGATTCTTGTTGTTCTTTTAACTTCTTTTTTTCCAACAGTTCTTTAATTCTGTTCCTATTCTTTTCTTCTTTTTGTTCTTCGTGACCTAGAAACGTCACACTTTGTTCGGTATCAATTTCCAACATTCCGTTGTCAAATTTACAATTTTCAAACACGATACCATCTTTACCTATTCTGGATTTTGTGATGGCGATTGTTGCCAAATTCATTTCTTTTTGTTGTAGGGTTTTTGCTATAGTAATAATAACGTGTCCGACTTGTGCTTTCTTAATTGATCCACCCATTTGATCTGTTGTTACAACATCAGCAGAAATTGATGAGTTATGAGTATAGATGTCATTAGCGTAGAACATATGGGTGTCATCAACTGTAATATCAATCGTTTCTTCTTCACCTATTAATTCTATTGAACTTACTAAATCCTCTAAGTAATCATAAGTAGTTGTGTTATTTTTAACATACAAACTATTCCCAACTTCAAGTCCACTATTTATTGATTTTAAACCATCCAATGTTGGGAACTTATGTTTTGCGGACACTTTAATATCCTTACCACTTTTAGTTTTAATTTTGTAAACTGGTTGTTTTTCAATAGGAAATATATATGAGATATTTTTATATCCTTCGTGTGTTAAAATTTTGTCTCCTAGTTCAACATCTTTTATTTTAATTAAACCTTTGTTCTCAATATTGACAACAGTATCTAAACTAACACATCTATTTCCTTGTGTTGCTGTCCAACCAGCAATATCTAATTCGTGACACAAAGCTTCAAAGGCCCTCATAACCGATCCTTCACTTTTCCATTCATCACCGAGCATTTTATCTGGTACAACACAATCAATATAATCTAAAATAATCATATCAACCTTAGTCCCTTCGGCTATCATTTTTCTAACTTGATTTTTTATTTGATTCATTGTTACTGTGTCTGATGGTAACTTTTTTAAAATCAACTTATTTTTTCTAGAGTTTTGAATGTATTTAACTCTTTCCATTACCTCTTCTTTATTTTCGGAAAGGTCATCTGGGTGTATACCTGTCCATAGGGTAAAGTGTTTTCTCTGGATGATTTTTGGGTTGTCTTCAAAGAAAATTTGAAGAACATTATACCCTAAATTAAAGGCGTGATTGGCGATTTTAGTGGTGCAGGTAGACTTTCCAACACCGGTCGGCGCGAGAATAACCCCAATCTCACCCTTGGCCAAACCACCCTTTAAAAGGTTGTCAATACCTGGAATTCCAAGTGGAATTGGGTGTCTAAAATCATCATCCAATACCTCATCCAAATTAAAAAATACATCCGTTGTTCCCTTATCTACTTCACCAACTTGAAGTGCTCCCCTTACCATTTCTTCCAACTTATCATAACTTTCAAAATCACCTTTATCAATGATTGATTGAGCCTTTGTCATTACTTTTTGGAGTTCTTGTTGTTTGCAGAATTTAAGAGATTTTTCTTGAACAAAAATGGAACCCTCATCCGATACATTCCTTACCTGATCTATTGTATCCAAAACACTCCTTTGTGCCATCGGTGAACTGATTTCGGATTTGGTTAATTGTTCCAATGTATCAAACGTTGGTGTATGTTCATACTTTAAATAATATTCCTTTATCATCTGACAGATGATTTTAAAATATTGGTTATCAAAATAATGTGGTTCAATAACTTCAATGATGGAATTAGCAAAATCCTTGTAAGTTACAATGTTATTTAACAGTTGAATTTGGAAGGTATTTCCTAAGTATCCGAAGTTTTTTTTGTCTGACATATTGATTAATTTCTAGGTTTGTAAAAATAAATATAGTTAAGCAAACGAATAATTTAGATATTCATAAGATAAATTTTTACCTGAAAAAATGTCAGTTAGGTCTTTTAGAATGTTTTTTATGTCTGGTCGTACATCTAGGGTATATCTGACCTTCGGAGGGTATACTTTTGCATCAATGGTTCTATGACAAATTGTCTGATTTCCCACCTTTAAAATAACGTTAAATACTTCCGGTCCGTCCGTATTTGATGTGTTTAATACACTTGGATCTTCTTCAATTTGGTATTTGTTATCCAACATATAAACCAAACACTTTTTTCTCAATTTTGTTTTAAGTTGTTCTGACAAATCTTTAATGTATTCATAAAGTTCAACGGAGTTTTGTGCGTTCTCGTTGAAGTTTTTAACATTAAAGAAACGTTGTACAACAAAATTGTTGTTTAGTGTAATTAGAAATTCAACCTTCGTGAAATCATACTGCTCTTTCATAATCTTACTTTTTTGTTTTAAATTTTGTTTTTTCTTTTCTTGTTAGTTTTAAAAATGGTTTTAAAAAATAAACCCACTGATCATCTCCCTTGGGTAGATATTTAAATAATCCGTCCTCCATCATCATCCGAATTAAGTTTTTATACCCTCTTCCGTCAGGATCCAATGACTCAGAATAATATAATTTAACCAATTCCTTTCCTTCTTCACTTATTAGTGGTTCGGACAAATCCACTATCTTTTTGTTTACTTCAAAAAACTCATCACCAAATATCCCCTCCTTTGTTCGCCCAGTTAAAAGGTTCTTTAATGTGGTGTTGTCCTTTTGTTCTTTCAGTAATTCCTCACCTCTTTTTAAAATATCGGAAAAACTTATTTCTTTTTCAAGTATCTCAGGAAATAACTTTACAAAAGTTTTTTCTCCAAGATAATAAATCCCATTAATATTGTCGGATTTGTCACCAGAAATAATTTTAAAAGTTTTTACATTGTAGTGTGGAATCTCAATGGAGTTCATTTTGATTGTATCCCCCTTTTTATAATACTTCTTGGTGTTTGGTGAGTAAATGGTCACATCTTCCGAAATAAGTTGTGTAAGGTCTCTATCCGCACTGAAAATCGTTTTTGATTCATCCTTTGCAATTTTACAATAATAGGCAATTAAATCATCGGCTTCCGAATTTTCAAACTCAACTTGTCTAACGAACATTTCTTCCAAATATTGTTTAACTCGTTGTTTTTGTTTGTTGTAAGATAACTCCAGATTTTCATCCTCAGATCTTTTTCTATTTAACTTATAGTTCGGATATACCATTCGTCTTTGTGATGAACTTGTTTCACCATCCCAAAACACAACGGTTTTGTTGAAGTTATCTTCATCAATGAACCTACGTAAGGTATTTAAAAAGTGCCAAATACCACCAACGTGTTCAACACCATTGAAATATCCTTTAACGCCATAAAAACCAATCGTTAAAAGGTTGTCACCGTCAACCAATAAGGTTTTAGTCATTGATTATTTCATTAAGGGGGTTTGACAATACTGGTTTGTTTTTTGAAATATAATCTGAGAAGAACTCAGAAAAAATAGCTTCCATTACCGGGACACAAATTGAGTTTCCGGCCAAAGATACATGGGCGGTGTTTGATAACGATGTTGATAGTAACAAATCAATATCTTCTTCTTTAACACCCATAAACCGATATCCTTCCCTTGCGGTGATGGTTCTTACACGACCATCTTCTGTCATAATTTGGGGTGAACCACTTGTCGTTAAAGTTGGGGAACACCCGTCAACCGAATAAATCCTTCTGGCTTGATCATAACTTATGTCATCCCTTCTTGCGATTAATCTACAAATGGTATCCTTTTTTGGTTGGTGAGGTGTGTATGTACAATCAACAATTAAGTCGGGATTAAAATTTTCATCAATAAATGAACGCATCGGAACTCTCGGTTTTTTGTGATTGTTTACATTTTCCATTTTTTGTTTGATCTCGTCTGAGTCTCCGTGTAATACTGAAATCATAAAAACACGCTCTCTATTTTGGGGGCAACCAAAATCAGCTCCGTTTAAAAGTTTCCAATAAGATGTGTAACCTAAAGCTCGTAAGTAATAGATGTGTTTTTGGAAGTTATCAATGTGGTTTTTGGAAACAAGGTTTTTGACATTTTCCATAAGTAGATACTTCGGTCTATTAGTTGAAAGGATTCTCTCAACATCAAACAATAATCCACTTCTTGTCCCTTCTTTTATCCCTTGTTGATTTCCAGAAATTGAAATATCTTGACACGGGAAGGAGTATGTTAATAGGTCACATTCCGGAAAGGTTGTCTCATCAATTTTTTTAATATCACCCAAATTTCCGTTTGTTGTTTTGTGTAAGGCATCATAACATTCATTGGCCGGTCTGAAGTTGTCACAATTGGCAACAACCTCATAATCCACCCCAATATATTTAAGTGCCAACTCCTGCGTTCCGTAACCGGAAAATAATGATATTACTTTTAGCTTTTTGTCCATTTGTTTTTTTAATTAAAAATATAAAATTTTAATGAAAAATTCAATCTATATTTTCATTAAGTTTTTTAATTCTTTCTTCATATTTAAGTTTGTATCTTTCAATCCAAACCAAATCACCATTTAAATATAACGAAGTTATTTCGTCATCAGATAAAATAGGTACTGTTCTCAATTTGTATATTAAACCGTTTTTTTCACAAAACTCTTTAGCCGCCGTCGCTTTTAACTCTACTAAATTAGTTTTCCATAATTTTTTAGGTTTACATTCAATCATATATTTATTGTCTAATATAAAATCTGGATGATAGTTCTTTGTTGATTCTTTATATTCAAAAATTATCTTATAATTACTATTTTCCCCAGTTTCCCACTTTATTTTGTGTTTCTCAATAACATTAACCATATATGATAATTCTAGTAAACTTCTAAAATACCAACCTTTATACCACCCAGACCATCCATTACCCGAACCATAAGGGGGTGTTTTACCATACCAATAATTTTTTTCACCCTTTTGCCCAACTTTTGATGCCCATTCTTTTTTTCTCTGGTCAGCAATTTCTACTCCATATTTTTCAACACATATCGTATACCAAGATTTCCCCTTCATCGGTGGGTTTTTTTTCATATACTCACTAATATATTTACGATACTCTTCCGACTTTATTTTTTCGTAATACTTTTTCCTTTCCTCACTATTGTTTGAGGTTTCAATCATTTTTTCCATTGACTCCTTTGTGTGTTTTTTATTAAAGAAGGGATTTCTTTCACCTTTTTTAACACAAGAAGAACATAGTCCAGGATATTTAGATTTTCTTAATGATAATTTGTAAGTCGTTCTTTGAGTAAAGTTAATCACTTTTCCACATTCTTTACAATTAATATAACAGGGTGTTTTATAACCTATAGTTCCCTCACATTTAGTACAAATTTTCGTTTCCATTTTTAATATATTCTTTCAATAGTTTATTAACTAGGGAAGAAAGATTAATGTGTTTATTCCTAATATAATTAAGTATTTCTGGTTCCATCGCCACAGAAATACTTTTCTTTTTTTTATCAGTTTCCACTTTAACCCTTCCCATATTATAATAAATATCTAGATATATTAAAAAATGTTATTTTAAACAATTTTTTTCATTCAAAATCATCATTTTGTGATTCTTCAAGTGAAAAATCAGTTCCTTCCATCTTTGTCACCCAATAATCAGCAAATTCTTTTTTATACTTGTCTATCGCTTCTTTCGTGTCATGCACATATCCATTATGAACTGCAAGAATTTTGCCATCCTTAAAACCAAGGCCGTTCACGTGATTTTTTAAAATTGAAATTCTAGTTCTAATTGCGAATGAAACCTTTCTTCCGTTTTTCGTTGCGTCAATATGATTAATTCCCGCCTTTTTCTGTTTACCAAACAAAAACACCAAACTACTAGCTAACCATATTGCCTCACCACCTTTCGCGCGAATTTCAGGCTGTGATAGAGGCGAAGACATATCAACATCCGTCCATGGTTGGTTAATTATAACCAAGGTGTTGTAATACGGATAATCTTCTTTTTTTGATTTTGTTATTCTTGAATGAATCCCCTGACCTATTGTGTCGGCCAATACTGAAGCGTTTGCCATTTTACCACCTCTACCTTCATATGTCATCTTACATGGAATACTCCCCACTGAGTCCCATAAAAATACAATATTATATGGGATATCCCCCTTTTCTTGTGCGTCCAAGATGTCATTTATATATTCTGTCGCTTGTTCAATATAATCAAACGAATCATTAAAAATAAACATTCCTTCCCACTCACCATCTTCGTTTTTTTTTGCATCTAAACCTAACTCAACGGCATGGTCCCATGACCATTTTTTTTCGGTAATAATAAATACCGGTAAATGTCCCTTACGTTGTGCGTCAGCGGCTGCCAAAATCATTGCTGTCGTTTTTGAGGAATTTGAAAAACCTAAGAACATCGAAATGTGACCCATTACAGGTCCAGGTAATCCGCACGCATCCATAAAGGCTTCTCCACAATTATAAAACTGGGTTTCCTTGTATTTTGTTTTTGTGGAAAATTTATTTTTTATATCATTAAAATTGATTTCCTTCTTCTTGATTGCCATCTTGTTTTGTTTGTTCGTTTAATATTTTTAACATATCTTCGGTGATTTCAAATTTCTCGTCCTTTTTGATGTTATACCTATAGACCGTTTCCAACATTTCAAGTTTGTCCTTTGCGTTTGTCATCTTCTCAACAAACCTATCCATTTCCTCCAAATGTTGTGGGTGTTCACCAATCCCAACTGGGTTATTAAAGTAAACCAATAATGTGGCTTCAGCTTCAGCCATTTCTGACCTATATTTCAAGGTCAGAGCTTCGTACATCTTTTGTGCTATCTTATTCATGGCTAACTATTTTTAGAAAGGTAAGTCCTCAGAGGGTTCATCATTTGCTTGTGGGTCAACAACCACCACTTCTTCTTCTTTTTGTGCGCCACCCAATGAGATTTCGGCTTCTTCACCATAAACATATTTTTTAAGTTCAGAATTCCAAATTGGTGTTTCACCAACCGCGACTGCCTCCAAATATTCAACTGGTTTTTTGGAGTATACATCATTCCAAGTTAATTCATCTTGTGACCAACCTTCTTTGATTTCTTTATCTTCGTGAAGTGGTGATGGGTCATCGTACATAATTGTTTGAATAACCGTGTACTCTTTTCCTTGTGGTGTTTTTGCCTTAATTAACTCAATAATTAAATCTCTACCTTTTTCAGAATCTGTAACATCACCTTTTGCTTTCCAGATTGGTAAGATTTTATCCAATACACCCTCCTGTTTGTAGTTGTGTTTGAATCTCCAAAATTTAACACCGTCTTGTTCGTTGTCTCTGTCAATCACTTTAACAATATAAAACAAACGTGATCTGTATTGTGAGGCCAAATCTTTATCCTCTTTCTTTCCTGTTTGGATAAGTTCATTATAAACTTCCGTTAGTGGTGATCTTTCGTTGTCGTTTTTGTCTGGGTCATACAACTTAACCCATTGCCCATTAACTTGAATCTCGTGATACCAAACCTCAACGAATGGTGATGAACCATCTTTTGTTGGTAAAATTCTAATTCTTTTTTGGGCTGATTTTTCATTCTTCTGAAGGATTGCTGAAAAATACTTTTTCATTCTGTCCTCTTGTGAAATGTTTTGTCTTTGTGAACTCGGTTGTGAGTTCTTCTCGTACTGTGCCAGTACCGCATCAATTGAGTTTGCCATAGATTTTTGTTTTAAATTTTTATCTCTTTTATCTGACTCCACCGAAAAACCCACAAATCTTTAGTTTGTGGGATGTAAGGTGGTTATTAAACATAATAATAAATAGAATTTTTTAATAAATCAATAACTTTTTGGTTTTTCCATATATTTATATATATATAGAGAAATCTAACACAATATAAAATGAAAACATATACAATAAGACTTTTCCCATCACAAGAACAAATATCAAAACTTAACAAGTTGTCAGATATTCGTATGGATGTGTGGAATACACTTATTGATACACAACAAAAAGAATACGAAGAAAAAAAGAAAATATATCGTAAATTTGATTTAATTAATCTATTACCAGAATTAAAAAATACCATTAAACCTGAATGGAAAGAGTTAAATGCTAAAGCTATACAAACAATCGCTACTGAAGTTTCACAATCTTACCAATCATTTTTTACTTTAATTAAAAAAGATAAAACAACAAGACCACCTAAACAAAAAGAACTTGGAAAATATCATACATTAACTTTTAACCAATCAGGATGGATATTCAGAGATGATAAAATTATTATAAATCAAATTCCATTTGATTATAAAACAAATTTAACAAATATTTCAAAATTAAACATTAAAGAAATTAGAGTTAAAAACAAGAATAACAAATGGTTGTGTGATATTGTTGTTAATGATAAGAACGAATATATTGATGAAAAACTAATTAAAACAAAAGTTTTATCCATAGATTTAGGACTTAAAAATTTAGGAACTGGTGTGGATAATAAAGGAAATGTAATAATTCTAAAAAATAAATCTAAAAAAATTAATCAATATTTTTCTAAACAAATAGATAAGATTAAATCTAAATTATCTAAAAAAGAAAAAGGAAGTAAAAATTATTTTAAACTAAATCAAGTTAAGAAAAAACTATATTCTAAAAAGAACTCACAAATAAAACAAACTCTACATATTCAGAGTAAAAAATTAACGAATATGAACTACAAAACAATTGTAGTTGGTGAATTGACAATTAAATCTTTAATGTCTACAGAAGGTGTTAATAAAAACAAAAAAGGTATTAGAAAATCATTTAATGAATCTAATATTAATATGTTTTTACAATTTCTTAAATATAAATCACAACATAAATTAATAGATGTTATTAAAATAGATGAGAAATACACAACACAACTTAATTCTTTAACTGGAAGAATGTTTAAAGAAAAGGTAGGATTAAAAGATAGAGTTGTTAAATTAAATGATAATGTTGTAATAGATAGAGATTTAAATTCAGCAATTAATATTATGAAAAGATATTACGACAATCATCTTGCTTCTATGACAGAGCCACTGGATTATTCCAGTGTAATTATGAACAACAATGTTTGTAATAACCAATCCTTAATTAGGAAACCCATCGTTCTTTAAACGATGGGAGGATGTCATCTCTAACAAGTATAAGTGATTTTTTTGTATTGTCAAATAAAAAAGGGAACCTTGTGGGCTCCCTTTTCTTTAATAATTCTTTAATTATTATTCTTCCGTTTCATCGTAAATATTAAAGGTTTTTTTAACTTCGTTTGGTGAAAAATTCTCCACTTCATCTGATGTTAAAACATATTCGTTTTTTCCTGTTTTTTCCATTTCAACTTGTTTGTCGTCAAAAAAATCTGTTAACTTTTGATTGTATGGGTATGAATCCAATGATCTTAACATTAATTTTTCTTCCGGAGTTTTATCTCTGTATTTGTCAAACTTGCTTTCAAGGTTTTGGATTCTGTTTAATATTTCATCCATTCCTTCAAGTTTTGATTGCAAATCATCCAATCTTCTGAACATGCTATCCATAAACGCTTCTTGTTTGTCTTTAATGTCCATTTGAGTTGAAACTAAATCCGTGATGTCAATTTCTTCTTCTCCACCCTCTTCAGTTGTTGTTTCTTCTGCTCCAATTTCTTCAACATCCGGATCCGTTGTTACATCTACTGGTTCTGGGACTTCAGTTCCTGTTGGTGCTGGTGGTGTCGCAGCGTCTGGTGCTGGTGGTGGTGTATCCGCTAAACCAGGTTCTGGTGCTGGTGGTAAAACCGGTGGTTCTTGTTCATTTAATACATATGTATTAATCTGATTGAACCTTTTTAATTCCTCCAATATTTTTCTATCTAAACTCATTTTTAAATTTTTATTAACCGTTTAATAGTGTTTTAACACCAGCTGGAGTCTCAACTCTTAATGTTCTGTTTGTTTGCATTGTGTTGTCCACTCTTTCAATCAAACCATCTTTCATTCTAATTACATAACAATCACCGGTATCCAAGTCACATACTTGTTTGTGATTGTCGTCTATTTGTTTTTCAGACACTCTTGTATCCTTTCTCAAATAATTATCCAATAACATTTTAATATTGCTCATAACGTTTTTTCTATATAAATATATCGTTATCCGAAAAACTTCTTAAACGCGGTCTCGTATTTTTTCATATATGATAAATAAGCGTCATAAATGTTTTTATTTTGTGGTTTTATTTTTTCATCGTACCTTTGTTTGAACTCAATATACTGTTTAGGTAATGTTGTGTAAAAACCGGTACCTCCACCATCTTTTATATACCACGTCTGATCCCAGAACAACGTAAATACTGTATACGCTTGAGCATATTTTTTGGCTTGTGTTAACTCAGTACTATTATTCACCCATGTATTAATATAATCAACGTATTGTTGTGTAACACCAGCGTAGAAGTCTAAGGAATCTTGATAACTATTAAAATTAAAATACGGGTACGGTGTTGTAATAATAGTTGTAGTCGCACAAACCTTTCCAGTCACTAGTTGTAATATAGAGTCTGTATAATCATTAAATGCTCCACTACCATATAAATTGTAATTAAATGATGTTATGACATTCTTATCAATTGAATTAAGTGGTTGTGTTTTAACAATACCATAGTATAACGGTTTTAAAACAGCATCTATTGATGAATTTGAAACTAATTCAAATAATTCATTTTCAGTTATTTGTGTGGTTTTTAGGTCAACATATGGTAACGTATTGTATTTTTCAAGTTCAAATTTTTGACACTCTGGTTCACTACCTTTAATGGCTCCAGGAGTTTTTGGTGAAATAGTTTCAGATAAATTTGTTACTACTGGTGTTTCCGATGTTTTAAGGGTTTGTATTATCAAATCTTTATAATACTTAACATAATTTTTTTCTACAGCTTCAAGTAAACTATTAGGTTTAGGTAAAGTATATAGTGGCATCCTAACCCCTTTAAATTGTGTATCAAATTTACCAGGACTAATACTATGGTTGACTTCCATAATCCAATACGGACCATAAAATAATGGGACGTGTCTTAAATTAAAATACATCGTAGGTTGGATCATAGCATCACCCATACAATCAATTGTACAGGTATATGATCTAGTTTTATAAATACTATATAATGATACCGTTTGTTGAGCCACTTTGTTACCAGAAGCAGATTCACCAAGTTGTGTTATTAATTTGTTAGACTCTGCCGTATTTTTTTTCTCTGACATATCAAGTTGGACACTTTTGAATATACTTTGGTTTTGGGTTCCGTAATCAACTGAAAAACCAACAACTCTATTGACTTTGGAAAAATCGGTCTCAGGCCCATACGATGTACTTATAGGGTTGTCATATTTTCTCAAGTCAAACGCATCATCCCTAAACTTAACGAACTTCGCTTCACTTGCGACATGTTCCGATGGTTTACCAACATATACACATAAAAACTTAGGTCGTGAGTCCATATAATCCACATCTAAATAGGTTCCGAACATTGAATTTGGTATTTCAACAGGTATCGGAGTATTTTGTCTCACCGCTTCTTGAATCCCATAAAAATTAACGTATGCTGGCATAGCAAAAAATATGAAATTATTTTTTTCTAGTATTTTACTAACAAGGTCTAAGTAATTTTTATTTGGGTCTGTTAAAAAACTTTCTAAATCACTTACTGATATTGTAAACTGATCACCAATATCCCTATTTGCTCTATCAAAAAATAAGAAATCTTCAAAAATCGTTTTGTTTTTAAAATCACTTCCGGCAATCCACTTATCGTTCATTGTCTTTAATGTCGTATAATATTCCAACTTAACAACGTTCCCAGATGTGGTACTATTAACCACATTTGTTTTAACCTTAACTTCTTCTAAATTTTTATTTAAAAAAGATATTATTTCATTTAACACATAACTATTAAAAGTATTTTGTTCAACAACAAAACTATTAATTAATTGAATAAATTTAATTTTGTTAAAGGCACTATCTTTTAATTTTTCTTTTGCATATAATCTTATAAGTGGGTATAATGTTTCAATACTTGAAACACTAAACTCTATGTCGTTGTCAATAAAAAATGAAGTTATTGCCGACCCATTATTTGTGTATTTTATTCCTGTTTGATCAAAATCACCTATGTATTTTTTAAGTGTTTTCCATTCTAAACCATTTGCAGCTTGACTCAATAATAAAGCGTTAGGACCTGTCAAAACACCGTCGCCTGGTAAGGTTCCACTAATATATTTTGGTAATGGAGAAAAACTAATAGGTTTAAAATTTGGATTACTACTAAAATAGTTAAAGGTTTTTCTATTGAAGTTTCCTGGATTTCCCATTTTCAAAACACAATCAAAATTTAAAAGTTCAACAACTTTAGCCATAAAATTTTTGGTTTGTGCTTCGGCTAATAATTTTCCATCCAAAATTTCTTGGTTTGTTAATGTGACTGAATTTTTTGGTAATAAATAAAGAGATTCTATTTGGTACAATAATTTTTTCTGTCCAACATTTTTTACTTTACCCGGTGTATCTGTTGTTGCTTGTGTTTGTTCCCCAAACAAAACCATATCGGATATCACATCTTTTGGGTTACAAAAATTTAAAAACAACTTTTCAAACTCATCCAATATTTTTGGTTCAAACACCGCAAAAATTTCATCAATTTTTGAATAAGTGGATTGACTATCTTTAAGTTCAAACGGTGTTTGTGGTGTATTATCGGTATAAA